TCCAAACGGATTGAATCACTTCTATAAGATGTGGGAGGATGCAAAGGACAAGAAGAACAACTATGTGCCCCTTGAAGTCCATTGGACAGATGTCCCTGGAAGGGACAATCTATGGAAAAACGAAACCATTCGCAACATCGGAAAGGAACGCTGGGCACAGGAGTTTGAAGGGGAATTCATTGGCGGATTGAACACGCTGATTTCTGGAAGTGCATTAAAAAATATGGTGTTCAAGAACCCTATTGAAAAGAACAATGATCTTGACATATATGAACTTCCAAAAGAAGACCATCTGTACATGATAATGGTTGATGTATCGTTGGGCGAAGACCTCGACTATTCTGCATTCTCTGTCATTGATGCGACAGAAATGCCATACAAACAGGTTGCCAAGTATCGCAATGCGTCTATTACCCCGTTGATATATCCAAATGTCATTGCATCGGTTGCCGAAAAATATAATCAATCCTATGTTCTTGTGGAGGTCAATGGTATTGGGAAGCAGGTTGCTGATATTCTCCATAATGAAATTGAATATGAAAATATAGTGATGATTTCTACACGCGGAAGAGCCGGACAGGTATTTGATTCTGGATTTGGGAAAGGAACGACTGATTTTGGTCTTACAATGTCCAAGAAAGTCAAACAGGTCGGATGTTCCATGCTCAAGAGTTTGATTGAGGAGAGTAAGTTAATTATAAACGACTTCGATACCATTGCAGAGTTGAGTTCGTTCGTTGCCAAGGCAGGATCATATGAAGCCGATGTGGGAAATCATGATGACCTTGTTATGACTCTTTTGTTGTTTGCATGGTTGACTTCACAGCCACATTTCAAGGACATCACAGACCATGACATTAGAAAGAGGCTCTTGGAAGAAAAGATGAAACTGTTAGAGGATGATATTCTACCGTTTGGATTTGTAGATAGTGGGGTATCTGGGGAAGAAGAAACGTTTGTAGATTCAGATGGCCAAGTGTGGTTTAGCGTACCTAATTGAAAATCTTCTTTTTTATAAATATTCGAGAATAAGTTTATGGTTTGCCATATCCATTTAAGGAGATAAAAAATGCCATTTCAAGTTTCCCCCGGTGTAAATGTATCAGAAATTGATGTGAGTACCGTAATCCCTGCCGTATCAACATCTATTGGTGGATTTGCAGGACGGTTTCAATGGGGTCCGGTCAATCTTCCGGTCCTAATCAGCAATCACGATGCTCTGGTTTCTACATTCGGAAAGCCAAACAATAATACCGCAGTTGACTTCTATTCGGCTGCGAACTTCCTTGACTACTCTAGCGCAATGCACGTTGTTCGGGCAGCAAATACTGACGGAGACAGGAATGCCTCTGCGAATCTTACGCATTCTGGAGCTACTCCAGTTCTCATCAAGGACGACAACAATTATTTCGATGTATATCATACGTTGGACGATCAGTTCTATGCCAAGTACCCCGGAGCAATGGGAAACGTTCTACAGGTAGAATTGTGCGATAATCCCGTTGCCTTTCAAAATTGGACAGGAAACACATTGTTCGGAGGTGCCCCAGGAAACTCTGCATATGCAGCAGCCCGTGGCGGAGCCAACGACGAACTTCACTTTCTTGTCAAGGACGGTTCGGTCCTTGGAGACTTCTCTGGAACGGCAAATGCAGTTCTTGAGGCATGGTCGTATCTTTCAAAGGGAGCCGACGCCAAGAACTCTGCGGGCGATTCGATCTATTGGAAGGACATTATCAATCAATCTTCCAAGTATATCCGTCTTGGAGCAAAGCCCCATGCAGACTATGGCAAGGATGTAACTGGCACAGAGTTTGGTTCGGCAAAGGATACTCCTGTATCAATGAAGCTTGGTGGCGGTGTCTCCGGTCAGCCGACAGATGGGCAGATCAATGATGCATATGACACGCTCAAGGATGACGAGCGATTTGATGTGTCTCTTCTTGTCACAGGTGGTCACTCTACAACTGTCAAGAAGCATGTTGTGCAGGACATTGCCGAATACAGGAAAGATTGTGTTGGGTTTGTCTCACCAGACAAGATTGATGTGGTCAATGTTGCATCGGATGCAACCCGCCTGACCAATGTATCAGAACATGCACAGGAAGACTTGAATTTGAATTCTTCCTATGCATTCATGGATAGTGGATGGAAGTATCAGTATGACAAGCATAATGATATTTTCCGATGGATTCCTCTGAACCCTGACATGGCAGGACTGTGTGCCAGAACAGATTCAGATCGACAGCCTTGGTTCAGCCCTGCGGGATATACCCGTGGACAGGTCAAGAACCTTGTTCGTCTGTCATGGAACCCAGACAAGGCAAATCGAGATCAACTCTACATGCGAAGCATCAACCCGGTGGTGAATTTCTTGGGTCAAGGGACGGTTCTCTTCGGAGACAAGACTCTCTTGTCGCGTGCAGGAGCCTTTGATCGAATCAATGTCCGACGATTGTTCATTGTGATGGAGAAGGCAATTGCAACTGCATCCAAGTTTGCTCTTTTTGAGCAGAATGATGAGTTCACTCGGACACAATTCAAAAGTCTTGTGGAACCATTCTTGAGGGACATCAAGGGCAAGCGAGGCATCACCGATTATCAGATTGTGTGTGATGGCACAAACAATACTGCCGAAGCAATTGATCGTGGCGAGTTTGTCGGTGACATTTATGTCAAGCCAACCCGATCAATTAATTTCATTCAATTGAATTTTGTTGCAGTAAGCACAGGAGTCAACTTTTCTGAGATTGTTGGCAACTTTTAGTATAAATAATAATGTAAACTAAATGTTATTAATAACATATCAGTAGGAGAATTAAATGGGCGCAGAAGAATTTAACATAACAGGCTTTCGGAGTTCTCTTTCCGGCGGCGGCGCACGACCAAACCTTTTTCAAGTGGATATTCCTTTGCCTGCCTTCCCGCCTTCACCAGGAGCCGGTGCAGCGGGCGGGCCCGCCGCTGATCGCGCCATGTCCCTCATGACTAAGGGTGCGAGCATTCCTGACGCAACAATAGGGATGGTTCCTGTTCCTTTTATGGGAAGGCAGATCAAGGTTCCTGGAAATCGGACATATGCAGAATGGACAACTACTGCAATGGTGTCTGAAGGATATGAAGCCTGGGATGCGATACGGAAGTGGATCGACCTTTTAAATGGTCCGGTTTCAAATTTATCATTGGCAGCCGATCCTACGAAAACAATTGGAGTTACTCAGTATTCCCGTACAGGCGCGCCAAATGTAAAAGTACAAATGATGAATGCCTGGCCATCTAATTTGGGAGCAATTGAATTGGGTTGGGAAAATAACGATTCAATTGCAGAATTTTCAATTACTTGGCAGTATGATTATTGGACTGTTGATGGAACTGTTGGCAATGCGGTTTCCAAGGGGCTAAATGTAGCAGGAGCGGCTCGCACGATTGTAGATGCGGTCACAACTTAACCCTCCGGCGGGGACATATATATAGAGGTATATACCTTAGTTTCACATACATTCCCCGCTGGAGAGGTTTTATCTTATGGCAATTAAATTATTAGGTTTCAAAATTGGAAGAGATGACGAGGAGGTTCCTGAAGAGCGTCTTCAGGCGTTTTCTCCTCCCGAAAATCTTGATGCAGCAATCGCAGTAGATTCCCTTGCAACAGGTGGTGCCTATGGCACCTATCTTGACCTTGAGGGGACCGTCAAGAACGAGATTGATCTTATTACTCGTTATCGTGAAATGGCAATGAACCCGGAAGTCGAACTTGCCGTTGATGACATCATAAACGAATCTGTCATTACCGAAAACGGCAAGTATCCTGTTTCTATTTCTCTTGGTAATGTTGGTATTTCAGATTCTATCAAAGAGAGAATTGTAGAAGAATTTGAAGAGGTTCTTCGTCTGCTCGCATTTAATGATTATGCCTATGACATCTTCAAGAGATGGTATGTCGATGGGCGACTGTATTATCATGTAATGATTGATGCCAAGAATCCCAAAGAAGGCATTCAAGAGCTTCGATCTATTGATCCGAGACAAATTAAAAAGGTTCGGGAAGTCAAAGGAAAGCGGGTAGAAAATAATTCTCTACTTTCTCTTCCAAAGAATATTACAGAGTATTACCTATATTATCCGGGCGGCATTGTGCCTTCGGGGCCTGCAAACATGGGCGGCGGAGCAAGGACAACACAAGATGGGTTGAAGATTGCCTATGACAGCATTTCACATATTCACTCTGGTATCCTTGACCCCACAAAGAAAATGATTCTTGGTAATTTGCATAAGGCAATCAAGCCAATGAATCAACTCAAGATGTTAGAAGATGCGACGGTTATCTATCGCATTTCGAGGGCACCCGAAAGGCGCATCTTCTACATTGATGTAGGAAATCTTCCAAAGGTCAAGGCAGAACAGTATCTCCGCAATATCATGGCACAGTACAAGAACAAAATGGTTTATGATTCTGCCACCGGAGAGGTGCGCGATGACCGCAAGCATATGTCCATGCTTGAAGACTTCTGGCTTCCCCGTAGAGAGGGAGGTCGAGGTACGGAAATTACGACGCTTCCCGGTGGTACGAATCTTGGAGAGATTGAAGACATCATCTACTTCAAGAAGAAACTCTACAAGGCATTGGGTGTTCCTGTTTCGAGGCTTGAACCAGAGGGGTCATTCTCTTTGGGACGAGCAACAGAAATCACACGCGATGAGGTCAAGTTTGGCAAGTTTGTTGATCGTCTGCGTGTCAGGTTCTCTCTGTTGTTTGATGACATTCTTGGAAAGCAATTGCAACTCAAGGGAATTCTTTCTAAGAAGGACTGGGAAGTTATCAGCAGCCTAGTAGAGTACAACTTCCGACAAGATTCTCATTTCTCGGAACTCAAGCAAATAGAAATTGTTCGGGAGCGCGTGGAAACTGCACAGAACATGGACGAGATGGTCGGCAAATACTATTCTACAAATTGGCTCCGAAAGAATGTTCTCATGCAGACCGAAGAAGAAATTCGTCAGATTGATAAAGAAATTAAGAGAGAAGGGTCTGATGAAGAGTATGAGGAAAATCATGATTTTGGAGGGTTTGACTCTAAAGAATCTCAGGTTGCCGCCCAACAAAACGCTGCCGCAATGCGCCAACAAGACGTACAGAATCGACAACAGGTTCAACAGCAACAGCAACAGCAACAGCAAGAAGAAGGAACCTCGGTTTCTCGATTAGCTACGATTAAATCATCTACTAGACGAAACGGTTCTTTGGCAGCAGCAAATCAAGAATTGATTTTGTTAGATGAAGACTCTGATTAATATAAATAACATACACAAAGGAGTACCTTATTATGCCATCAAAAGATACTGTTCGATCTGCGATTTCGGATATTATGAAGGGAAATACTTCTACAATGAAGGATAAAATCAATACTGCTCTTTTTGCAAAGGTATCAGACGCTCTTAAAACTAAAAAGATGGAAGTGTCAAACGATTGGTTGAGCAGCATTCCGGCTCCAGACCAAGAAGAGGAATAACGAAATGAAGCTAATCACCGAAATGGTTGATGATGACAATATTGAATTCATCACCGAAGAAAACGCCAAAGGTGAAAAGAGTCACTATATCAAGGGCGTGTTCATGCAGGCCGAACAAAAGAATCGTAATGGTCGCATCTACCCCAGAGAAGTTCTAAACAAAGAGGTCTACAAGTATATTGATAAGTATGTAGATCAGAACAGGGCATTTGGAGAACTCGGGCATCCCGATGGTCCGGTAGTCAATCTTGAACGAGTTTCACATATGATAAAGGAACTCAAAGAGGACGGAAACAATTGGGTGGGCAAGGCAAAGATCATGGATACGCCCTATGGCAAGATTGTCAAGAATCTCATTGACGAAGGAGCCAAGCTGGGCGTATCTTCACGCGGCATGGGTTCACTCAAGAATCAACGCGGAACCAACATTGTTCAAGATGATTTCTATCTTGCAACAGCAGCAGATATTGTTGCAGACCCCTCTGCTCCAGATGCATTTGTAGAAGGCATCATGGAAGGGAAGGAATGGGTCTGGGCAAATGGGACAATTAAAGAACGAGAATTAGAAGAATACAAGAATAAAATAAGGACGACAAAGAGAAAAGAACTAGAAGAAGCTAAATTATCTATGTTCAAATCTTTCCTGTCAAAATTATAGGATTTATAAATAACTAAGAATAACTTTGGAATCTTCCATTCTTTTTAAGGAGATGGTTATAATGGCAACCGAATCAAACACCGCAGAACTCTCAATCGACGAAGAGATCGAACAAATTGCAAACGACATTGCAAACGAGATTGAGGAAGAAATGATGGCTGAAGATAACACCGAATCCCCAGATAAGCCTGGTAGTGGTGCAACTGGTTCTGCCCCCGAGAGCGGCAAAGTAACAAAGACTGCCACGCCCAAGGGAAAGAAGCTGACCAAGAAGAAGGTCAAGGCAGATGTAGAGACTAAGGGCGAAGGCGATGACCCTTCAGAAATTGAAGTTTATGAAGCAGCCGATGATGATGAAGAAGAGAATGGCAAGAAGTCTAAGAAGAAGGGCAAGAATCCCTTTGCAAAGGATGACGAGGATGATGAAGATGATGATGATGTAGAAGAACAAGTCATTCCCGAAACCAAGCAAGAGATCATTCGCGCCGTCTTTGAGACAATGAAGGACACCGATGCAGACACTCTTGCTGGTGCCTATTCCAAGTTAATGAAGAATCTTCTTGATGAGTCTGCCTCAGACGACGACGAAGAAGATACCTACGAAGAAGATACATCAATGGAGCGTATGGTAGTGACCAACGAAGACATTGATATTGCAGATGACCTTAATGCTATTTTTGGAGATCATGCAGATGATCTTTCAGAAGGATTCAAGACACAGGTTCAAACAGTTTTTGAAGCTGCCGTGGTTTCAAAGATCAACTCTGAATTAGAGAAGATTGAAAATGCCTTTGCTTCCCGATTAACAGAGTCAAAGGACGAGATTCTATCCACGCTGACTAATAAGGTTGATGATTATCTCTCTTATGTCGTAGAGGAATGGGTCAAGGAAAATGAAATTGCCATTGATCGTGGAATCAAGGCAGAGATCACAGAAGATTTCATTGGTGGTCTGCGACAACTCTTTGAGGATCATTACATCGACATTCCAGAAGAGAAGGTTGATGTGGTAGACAGTCTTGCTGATCGTGTGGATCAGTTGGAAACAGAACTTAATGAAACTATTGAGACGAACATTAATTTGGCAAGTCGAGTTAAGTCATTTCAGAAAGACGAGGTGCTAGGAGAGGTTTCGTATGAATTGACTGACATCGAAGCCGAAAAGCTGAAGGATCTATCCGAAGGGGTTGGGTTTGAGGATGTTGACCAGTATCGAATGTCGCTGGAAACCATTCGCGAAAACTACTTCCCAAGGAATGGCTCTTCGGCATCATCGGCAAGCCGTGTGATTGACGAGGAATATGACATTACAGAAGAGGATACATCTACATCATCGAATCGTGTAATAGATTCTCAGATGGCTGCATATGTCAATACACTTGGAAGGACTGTTGTAGAGAACCAATAATTTATAAATAACTGTTAGGATACTGTTGAACGAAAATAACAGATTCAACGCTTTTTAAGGAGTAAATAAATGTTGAATGAACAACTAGTAAACAAGTGGCAGCCAGTCCTCGACCATGAGGATCTTCCCGAGATTAAGGACAACTATCGCAAGGTTGTGACTGCCCATCTACTTGAGCAGCAAGAAACTGCCATGCGAGAAGAGGCACATAATGTTGGTGCTGCAAGTCTACTCGGGGAATCATCGGTTCCCACTACGCTTGCAGGCGATGGCGGCAATGATTCTGGTAATGTCCAGAACTTTGATCCCGTCCTGATTAGCCTCGTTCGTAGGACTGCCCCGAATCTACTTGCATTCGACATCATGGGTGTCCAGCCCATGTCCGGTCCAACTGGTCTGGTTTTTGCTCTTCGACCTAGATATGCCCGCGACGTTGACGGCAACGACCACTCTTCGTCAAACGCATTCTTCGACGAAGCCAACTCGTCATTCTCATCTGGTAGGGGTGCGTCCGTCCCAGGTGCCCAATTGACAGACGGAACCAACACCTATGAGATGGCAAACACCTTCTTTGCCGATGGTCGGGATGGCGCTCCAACGGCAACCCTGGCTTCAACCACAGGTGCCAACACAGCATATGCCGAAAATTGGGGAGCAACAACAGGAAAAGAAATCCCCTCCATGTCATTCAACATCGACAAGTCTTCGGTTACTGCCAAGACCCGCGCACTCAAGGCAGAGTACACGGTGGAACTTGCACAGGACTTGAAGGCAATTCATGGTCTTGATGCCGAAACGGAGCTTGCAAACATCCTTACGACTGAGATCAATGCAGAAATCAATCGTGAAGTTGTCCGCACGATCTACTTCGGTGCCAAGGAAGCAGGGCTTCTCGATGCCCGTGGTCTTGATGGCGGATTCCACGGGGGATCAAAGATCGGAACACTCGACGGTCGATGGCTCGTAGAACGATTCAAGGCTCTTGTGTATCACATTGAGACACAGGCAAACATCATTGCCAAGGAAACGCGCCGAGGCAAGGGTAACTTCATCATCTGTTCCTCTGATGTGGCATCTGCACTCGCAGTCGCAGGCGTCCTTGATCCAAAGGCTGCACTCACAGTAGATGACACAGGCAGCACTTTTGCCGGTACTGTCGGAGCAGGCTTGAAGGTCTACATTGATCCCTATACCATTGCAACTGATGACTTCATTGTTGTCGGCTACAAGGGAACAAGCCCATATGATGCTGGTCTGTTCTACTGCCCATACGTTCCCCTCCAGATGGTTCGCGCCATTGGCGAGGACAACTTCCAGCCCAAGAT